CGTCAGCAGTCTGCGCCAGCGAAGACTCCACCTGCTCGCGGCGCATTTCTTCTTCTAGCTCAGCGCGCTTCTTCGGGTCGTTAAACCTGTCGCGGAACACGTCGGCGTAGGAGGGAGATGCCAATTACTCGCCCCCCCCAATCGTCGTACGCAAGTAAGCCCTAACCGCTTCTGTCATCGCTCTTTGGTATTCGGGTGAGTTTGGTTTGAGTTCCGGGAAGTCCTCTGCCACTGCTGATTCAGCTATTGCACGAGCCTTTGGCCCAGGCTTAAGAACGAAACGTTCGATGTCTTCCTCGCTTAAGTTTATTGCAGGTTCAGCGGGGGAATCCCAAATACCTCCTTCAGCAACGCCGACCAGCGCTCTCTGCATTAAGGCTAGAGACTCTGGAGGTGTAAGAGGCTCACCTTTTTTAATCGATGCGTTCAAGTACAGCAAACTGAATTTCTGTTTTAGCGCCGCGCGTTTGCTTGCTGTTTTGTATTTCTTTGGGTACTTGCTTCTAGCAAGCGCCTCAAAGCTAGAAAGCTCGCCGCCCAAGAAGTCAAACGTCTCCGAGTCTTCATCTTTTTGGAGCGACTGAAACCTGTTGAAGTCGTTTTGGGAAAGGTTTCCTGCATCTAGCATTAGATCGCGATTAAGAAACGCTGCGCGTCTTTCCGGGTCAGCGGATGTCATCTGCGCGATTATTTCATTGAAGGTATTCGGGTCTGACTGAATACTCTGGAAGCCTGTCCAGCTTTTCTGCCAAGCCATGAACCGGACACCCTCTTCGGGCGACATGCCATTCGCAATAGCCAACGCCGTGCCGGGTTCAGCGATAAATGCCATTTGCGCGCTTGCATAGGTTTCTTTGGCTTCTTGCTCCTGTTCCAAACGGATCTGGTTGAAACGGGCTTTTGCGTCTGCTTCAACAGCTTGTCGAACGTGCACGTTTTTGAAGTCTTCGTTTTGTTTAAGTTGTTCACGAATTTCAGACCAATTGGCGTCAGGGTCGCTTTCGACAAGATTCGTGACAGAATCCAAAATGCGATAGCCAGCTCTCAGCTCTTCGGTGTTTTCGTTGTTTGCGCGGACTGAAGCCGCAGTCGTGAGGCGCAACCGCATTGCAGAATCTTCGGTCATTGCCTTTGAATCGACAGCAGCAGCGAGTTCTTCGTTGAATTGCGACATCTCTATTGCGGAGACATTGCCGTTAAGACGCGCCTTTTCAATAAGAATGTCTGACGACTCCATAAGGCCCGATCGGACTTTGCCTAGCGCACTTCTCTGAGCAGAATTTCTCGCCTGTATCGTGCCCTTGTCCGACACATCGCCAGCCGCTCGTTCCCAATAACGTGCGCCTGAACCTGCAAAAGACTTACCCCGTGTTTTGACCTCACCCTGAGCCCAGTCGGTGTATGCCTTTTCTCGACCAACCGCTGGTATGTCTGGGCTTTCGTCAATCTCCCGCAGCTTCGCATCTGCTTCGAGCGAAAACTTCCGGGCTTCTACCTGCGCCTCGGCTTCGCCCTGCATGTCAAAGAAGTCGATTGCCTCAACGCCTGCCTTGGCGACCTTCCCCAGCCCATCGGAGATTTTGAGCTGCGCCGCGGCCATACCACCGCCGTACGCAGCTTCGATCTGCTGTACGCCTGGTGTTGCACTTTGCTGTCCGCGGACGTCTAGTTTGGGCATGTCTACGGCCCCCCAGGCTTCTTAGGAGAATCAAATGCGCCAGCCTGATAGCCCGTAAGAGCCAAGGAACCAAGGTCGCCGACAAGGCCGATACCTTGACCGATTGCAGCAATTTTTCCTGCAGCCAGACTGTTAGAAGCAGCGGCGCGCGCTTGCGATGCGGCGTAGTTCGCGCCCATTCGCACGTTCATTGCGTCGATCTCAGCCGCACCTTGCTCATTGAGGTAGGTGTCGAGTGGAGTGCCAAGGTCGGACCTGACGCCAGATGTGCCGATTGCCTCGCGCATCTTGCGCAATCGGCGGCGGTTCATATCGCGAATGCGCTCTTCTTCCGCGTAGCCTTTTGCTTGCGCAACCCTAGCCTTTTCTTTGAGCGCTTTTGCCTGAGCTTCGCTTTGCTTAATGCTTGCATCAATTTGCACGCCAGTCCCAGCAATCATTGCAGATCCCGTGACTGCAAGAATGATAAGACCTATTGTCACAGGCTCTATCGCTAGGTAGGCATCTGGAGGTAAAGGAACCTCTGGCAGCACCATCCAAGCCAGGAATGCAAGCGCGTATGTTAGGACGAGCATCATCCGCCCTCCTCTGTCTTCAGCATTGGGAACAGGCCGACAATCGTTGCCGGTTGCGGCGAGGCATGACGCACCGCAATGCGCCCATCTTTTTCGTAGCCTGACGGCAGCGTTAGGCGTTCTGTGTCGCCCGTGATAAGAGGCTGCGGCATGTCTGCAGCGTTAAAAACTGACGGCAGGAGTTGATCCATCGTGTCAAACGTGACGCCGTACTCGAGCCCTGGGCCTGTCTGATCCAGACGTACAACCATCCGGTTGATTCGCTTAGTCTTGCCCTGTGCTGTGCCAGCGGTTGCGCCGACCTCAAGACGCATTGTCTGAAGCTTGGCGACAAACGGAAGACCCGCCTCGATCCGGTTTCCGTAACGATTCAACGTGGCAGAGCCGCCGCTGACCGTGACAGCAGTGTGCGCTTGCCCATCGACCAAAAATTCCAGCGACTCGCCTTCGAGATGCTCGAGCTTAGTCACGGTCTTCGTCACAAATTCAAAACTGCCGCCTGACGCTCCGATGTCATCGACAAGAACACCACCGCCTGATGGATCATTTAAAGTGATGTTGGACACCGGAGAAGCCGATGTAGACGAGGCGATCCGAAACACGCGACCCACCCCGACGCCGTTACTGGTGGCAGTGAATCGAATGAAATCGCCGACGCGGTAGCTAGTGCTTGCGGGCAAATACGCTGTGATCGTTGTGCCTGCAAATATCAGACTAGAAAACGTCTGAGACGTCACGCCGCTATAACTAAGCGCCGAATCAAGAAATCGCGCCTCGCTGCGCGCTGTAGTCGGTTCCCAAGGTCGCTCGAGATATTCGATGTACCGCTTACTCACTCCGTTAATGGTTCGCTCGACTAGAAACCACACTTGATCCTGGTCGCCGTCTGGGTGCGGGATGACCGCCACCGATAGAACCTTTACGCCCGTGCCGCCAAGCTGGTAGGTCGCCCAAGCCGCGACTTCCTGCGTCCGTTCATAGGTGAGCGTCCTGAGCTTGCCGTCTTCGGTGATGCACCAAAGAAGTCTGTATGGCTCATGCTGCAGCACCATGTCCTGCAAGCCGCCGACAAGAATGTCCTCGCTGAGCGCAGTTAGGTCAGGCGCTACGTACGAATCAGACTCAAACTGATACTTAAGTTCGTGGAGCTTTTGCCCGGCGCGCTGAGCAAACAGGATGCCGGCGTCGACTCCCTTTGCTTGCGTGCCTTCTCTGCACCCGTACTTGCTTCGACGAGTCACTTGGAAGTTGTCTCGCGAAAGAGCCTCGTCGCCATTCTGACTAGACAGCGTAAACTCGCCGCCAAGAGTTCCCATGAAGAGCGATTGCTGGTTCCCGATGAGCCATTGAATTGCGTTCTGTTGCTCATTGTGAAGCGTGAAGTCTAGACCCTCGGCATGTTCGCCTGCACTCTGAAAGTTCTCGTAGTCGCCAACTGCCGAGCCCCAAACGGTTTGCGGAAACCGCGTTGTGCCTCCGAAAAACAGACGGTCTTGAAAAAACCCTACCGAGCTTGGATACCCATATTCATCGCTCCAAGCGCCAATCGTCCAGCGCGAGGTCGCTTGCCCTGCTTGTCGACGCTGAGCGGTGCCAGTAGCAGCCCCTCCACCACCCCCGCCCGAAGTGTCTGCGCCTGTCAGTGCAAACGTCCCTGCAGCAATGTCGGCGCTGGCAACGACAAACTCAAGTCCGTCGACAACTGCGTTTCCTGTTCCTTCGATATAGACGACATCGCCGTTTGCGTAGTTGTGGTCCGGTGCGGTGACTACGGCGGGGTTTGCATGAGACAGTCCAGTAATTTCAACGGCAGGCTGATAGGTGTACCCGCTCGATACGGTTGAAGCCGGCAGCGTGATTCCATCAGTGTCTACATCGATTGTGCAAGTAGTGTGCGAGCCAGATCCGGTGGTCGTACTGTTCACATGCGTGATTTTGCCGTACCCGTAGCCCTCGTTAACAAACTCCCATTCGGAATAGGAAGCGCCGTCGTCGAAAATCCCAGAATCATGGACAGGAGGCTCAGTTCCTGTGGGGCTTTTTTCGGGATTATTTGCAGTGTTCCACCAAGCCTGTCCCGCAAACGAATAGACCCGCCCGTCGTAATAAACCAGTCCGATGCCGCCTGTGAAGCGCGTCATTCCTATGTTAAGGAACAAGGTGACTGGCTTCCATTTCGGATGCTCCGAAGCGTACAGTTCACGCAGGCGCACGTAGCTGCCTATCATCGAGTGCTTAAAGATCGCCGACGAAGCGGTTAGGACGACGCCAGTACCGGTGCCCGCACTAGCACCTACGGTAATGCTCTCGTCGTCGTTCTCGATATTGAACGGCGGCTGGTTTCCGCTGATCGTGGTGTACGTCCAATTCGTTGCGGCAATGCGTCCGAGCTTGGCAGGAGGGTGGTTTGCGTGGACGATGTACAAAACATCGTTGCTCTGCTCAAATGCAAGCTGCGCCACTTCGCTCGACTGGTAAGGCACGTTTGTCGTAAGCGTATAGACGCGCGAGACTGTGCCGGCGGAACCTGTAACCCGACCAGTCCCGTCCTCTCCCGTAAGCTGAAAGTTGTTTGTGGTTTGGCCTGCGACAGTAAAGTAGCGACCGTTTAGCTCGCGCTGGTCAGAGCCTGTGACGTAGACCAAGTCGCCATTTGCGAAGCCGTGACCGTTGGATGTGATAACGACAGGATTGGCAGCGGTGGGGTTCGCGTTAAAACTCTTCGCGTCCTCAAGCACGGGTGCGTTGTTCCGGTAGAACCGCACATACTCGTGTCCGAACTCGAGCACATACGCCTGCTCTCGGCTGTATTCAAACTGTACAAGGCGGGCATTCTTGTCGGAATACTTTGCCTCGACGACGTGCCGCGTGCCCGCTCGCTTTACCGCCGGCCCCTGGGCCGTAGGAATAAAGTTCTCGATCTCGGTGCAGCCAGCCTGATACTTTGCAAGATCGACGCGAGCCTGCAATCGCGGCCCAAGCCGTCCGGCATTAAACGCGGCAACAATGGGATTCGCCTTAGACATTTAACGCCTCAATCGCGCCAGAATCCAATCATCCTCGTCAAACGCCCGCGGAGAAGATTCTTGCCCGTCAGCCATTTTTGCGCGCGTCATCATTTCGTCTAACAGCTTATGGATCTGCCCCCGCTTGGTGTTTGATTGGGTAATCGCTTCGCAAAGTTCTAGGGCGACCGCGTAGCTAAGCGCTTCGACAAGTAGCGGATCGAAGATACCACTGTCTGTTTCGTCTTTGGCGTAAAGCACACCTAAAGGAGCGTTGATGTCGCAAAGAAGCTTTCGCCCTTCGACAGTCCAGTATTGCTCCGAGTCGTCCGTATCGATGTCAAACACGGCAAGGCAGTCGTATGGGAGCTGGTACTCGTATGCGTACCCCCATGCAGGAGTCGTTGCCAGCGCCGCAAGCGTTGATCGAGTCGTTGTTGAGTTCCACGGGTGCGAACGTATCACTGCTGGTCGAACGCGAGCCCAGGCAGACGAAGCAAGCCTCGCCTCCTGAGTCGCGTCGTCCAGGGATGTGATGAGCGTTTCGCCGAGCATCATCAGCCCACCGTTGACTATGTCGACGGTTGAGGCCAATTAGCCTTCCTGCTGCAGCAGTTGCGCGTGACAGGCTTCCAGCGCAGCAGACAACTCCGCTGTGCCTTGGGTGTCGTCATACACAACAGCGACGATGTGCCCCGAAGTCAAAGAGCCAGACACAGCATTGGAAATTGCATCGACCGACTCATGCCCCGTTGTTTCGATTGTACGTACAGCCATAGTGGGCCTCCGAAGGCCCCGACCCAAACGAGCCGGGGCCTCAAGTTTGAGGATCAGTCGCCTGCGACGTACTCAATCTCAACAAGCAGCGTTACCGCAGCGTCTGCAGTCGTCGACACTTCGCCCACGATTGCGTAGTTACCACCCGGATCGGTGGTGACACCCGCCTGCTCGTGAAGCTTCTTGCCGCGATCAGCAATCGTTAGCGTGCCAGCTTCCTCAAACACCGACGAACCTGGGTACGCAATGTCGGCGTTGATCGACTGCGCTGATGCAAAGCGATCTGCATCGACAACCGTAATTGACAACCCGTTGTTGCTGGTGTCTGCCGTCCATACACCGATGTTGACAGCGCCAGCCGACGCCGAGCCATCAATCACCGACAAACGAATGTCCTTGATTCGGTCGTTGGTCTTAAAAATGCCAAACACCAAATCGTCCGCGTCTGTCGGTGTACCCGTGTACACAAACGACGTAACACGAACGCGCGAGTGATTGAAACCGACGTTGCCCATTGGACGTGCTGCCGGGTCGAGATTGCTTCCATAAAGAAGTGCCATTTTCTTGTTCTCCTGGGTTACGACTCCGCAACCCTATTGGGTGCCAAAGGAGCGCCGCGACGACACCGCCGCGGCGCTTGTCTTTGAACTACTCAGTGACCATGATCTCGACGACCTTGGCCTCTTCGACACGCGTTGCGCCGATCGTGGTCGAGGCGTAGACCTGCGTGGCGTACGACTTGTCGTCGCGCTGGCTGATCTGGCCGGCGATGTCGGCCCAGATGCCGAGGCAGAGCCCCGACTTGACCCAGGCCGGGCACCGTCGCTTGCTTGCCGCGTTCGTCGCCAAGCGCTCGCTGTGAATGAAGTTGAAGCCCATGAACGACGTGATCTTCCCGTCGACCAGGACGGGCTTCTCGTTGTAGTCCAATGAAACGATCTGCGTTTCAGTCAGCAGATCCGTCTCTTGCTTCGCGGACATTGCGATGAACATTGGATCGTTCTCGCTGTCCACTTCGGCAGCACGCAGCTTTTCGCGAGCCTGTCGAAGCGCATCGACCGTCAAGCCTGACGTTGCGTCGACCGTCGACCCGTAGGTCGTCCAGTCTTTAACTGTCGCGCCGGTCTTTCCGGTCTTGGTCGTATCAGAGAAAAAGGCCGCGATGATCTCGTCATCGATTGCCCGGTTCATTGCCATCGCCTGGTTGCGCGCGTACTTCGAGCTGGGCTCGATGATTGTTCGCAGCACGTCCTGCTTGTCGATGAGGTCCGCGATCTCGTAGT